GGGAGGCCTTGCACAAAGTATAGTGCAGGCTCGGATTTCCGTGTTTATGTTGGGTGGGCCGGTCATCGAATGATGCCGGGTCGGAAATAGTATCCGCATTTAAGCTGCTCACCTATACGCGCCCTCGGTACTACCGGTAAGGCGGAGGACCCCTGCCCGACTCGGGCGGGGTCAGGGTGGAGTACGGGGCGGGGTCGCAGACTTCCCGAGCCATGCCCAAACCAGGCATGTGCAGGTTGCCCCTCCATGTGCTAGGCCCTATGGCCTTGCTTTTGTGTCAATGCTCAGAAGTCGCAGTCCTCGTCATACTTCGCTTCGGGCGTGAAGTCCCAGCCCTTCTCCTTGTAGAGCATCTCCAGCATGTGAAGCTCCTGGGGCGAGTTGCGAAGTGCGAACTTCAACCCTTGAACGACATCCCTCTGTGGTGTCTTCGTCTTGAAGGCGAGGAGCATCTTGGCTGCCATCTTCTCGAAGTTGAGGAACTTTGGTGGTCTCCCATCGCACGTGTAGGCATGGGAAGTGAACTCCACCCCCTTGCTGACCTCCGTGTGACCTTGGATCTTCACCTCAGCGCCCAAGCTCCGCATGCGCAGCTCGTCAACGTTCCCTCCTGCGAACATCATGTCGTCTCCCAGTGAAACGCACATGACGCCCACCGGTCTGTCCTCGCTCTCCGTGGCGACCCTGAAGCGCAGGTTGCCTGTCAACGTGTCCGTGACGGAGGTTGAGACTGATCCAGATCCAACGATTCCAAACCGATTGACTTGAACCAGGTCCTCGCCGATCCTCACGATGTGAGCCGATGACAACAAAGCCTGTGCTGTGATCGCCTTCGCGTAGGCCTCCAAGAATGCCGTTGGGTTTGTGCATTGCATTCCGCCGGGCGCGATGTGTCTTGCGGTGACCATCCGGACCATGGCTTCTGCGATGAACATGCTTCTGGTCACACTCATATCATAGCCTTTGGTATCCTGGAAGCCGACTTTGTGGTCAGGTGCATGGGCTGCGAGCGTCTTGATGACCGACTCGGTGCGAGCGTACCCTGCATCGTCGTGACCCGTTCCCACGAGGGCCCCTAGGATCCCCATGGGGTCATCGAGACCGATGGAAGCTGGGTACCTCTGGTACCTTGTGATCAGAGCCTTATTCAGCTCGTCATGCAGGCACCTCTGCACTATTTCAGCCCGGAATCCCTGATCCCAAATTAACCGCCACCTTCCGGTGGCGGCCTTGCCAGTGTCATGGGGTTCCGCCTTGACAAAGACCTCTTCGGGCTCGAGCAAGCCGAGCCGGAAGAGGTCCTTGGGCGTCATCTTCGAGA